AATAACACTATTTAAAAAGTTATCCGCCCATACGTTTCTTTTTGTTTTTAAAGGATGAAACTTTAGAGATGTTTTACTTGTAATTTCATCACTCCATTGTCTAAATAGAGTATGGGGAACAATAATTAAACAACCCGCATTTGATAAATCATTTACTTCTTTATTTACAAGACTATAAAAATTTTTACTAGATTTATCATCAAAGTTTGTAAAAGGCATAAATCTATCGTGTGATTTAATTGAAGCTATATGAGATAAAACCATTAAAGTTTTTCCGACACCAACATTATCTCCTAAAATGGCATATTTAGAAAAAAGTGTATGTTTGTTCTTAGAATACCCTTTTAAAAAATTTATTTCAAATTCTTTCATTTTTTCTACAACCGCATACTGATGTCTTCGTAATGGAACTTTTATAGCATCTATTGGATTATAAATTACTGTTTCATCATCCTGTATACTATTTTTATATACGTCATTCAATACTTTTAAGACTGTATTAGACATTTCTATAAATATTACAGAAATCGGTTTTATACCTCCTTATAGAAGTCTCTAAGATACTTTTCTTTAATAAAATCTTCAATTTTTAGATCTGTTTTTTCATCATGATAGCCCTCTTCTCTCGTTCCTATTTTATCAACAGTATTTTTTGAATGACTAATAAAAAGACAAACTTTGTAAGGATTTAATTGTATTAATGGATTTTTATAATCTTCTAAAAATGAACTTTCTTCCGCATGGGTAACTGTTTCATCATATTTGTGTGTTTTCCCATACATACCTGTCCATGCCATCGTATTATTAGTGGCATGATTAAACCCATAAGGACCTACTTTATATATAGTTTTAATATCACTATAATACATATAAATCTCACTTGAACCTGCTAGCATATATCTTGGATTTGCACTTAATACTTGAACAACATGATGAACTCTTTCTGGTGGATAGTAGTCATCATCGTCCATCGCTACTACAATATGTCCTCTGGCTAACTCATTTAATCTATTTCTCTTATAACCAATCTTCTGTTTCACACCGTTATATATATAACGGATATTTGGTAACGATAGACCATTAAACAGATCACCAACTGGATCACTCCCATCATCATAAATAATCCACTCCATGTGTTCTTTGGGATAAATCTGATTCTGATAACATTTAATTATATATGGGATAAAACGTCTTCTATTATATGTAGGTGTTACGACACTTACAAATAAGTATTTATTCTCATCACACATTCTTTATAGATATATTATATTTTTTTTATACCAAATTACGCTTCAGAATAAAAATCTCTAAGATGCTTTTCTTTAATAAAATCCTTAATCTTCATGTTTGTTTTTTTTACAACTGGATTTTCTACTTCTCTCATTTTTTTCTTATCAAACGTATTTTCTGAGTGACTAATTACTAACATAACTTTATAAGGATTTAACTGTATCATCGGATGTTTATAATCTTCTAAAAAAGATCTTTCTTCTGCATGAGTAACTGTTTCATCATACTTATGTGATTTTCCGTATGTAGCAGACCATGCCATAGTTCCATTAGTAGCATGTGAATTTGAATAAGGCCCAAGCTTGTATATAGTTTTAATATCATTATAGAACATATAAATTTCACTTGAGCCTGCTAGCATACATTTAGGATTTGCTCTCATCATTTGAACAACATGATGGACTCTTTCTGCTGGATAATAGTCATCATCATCCATCGCCACAATAATATGCCCCTTAGCTAACTCGTTTAATCTATTTCGTTTATAACCAATATTCTGTTTTTCGTCATTATACATATAACGAACATTTGGGAACGGTAAATCTTTAAACAGATCACCAACTGGATCATTCCCATCATCATAAATAATCCACTCCATGTGTTCTTTGGGATAAATCTGATTCTGGTAACATTTAATTAAATATGGGATAAAACGTCTTCTATTATATGTAGGTGTTACAACACTTACAAATGGAAATGTTGGCAAACCTTTAATCTTTTCTTCATTTGTCATTCTTCATAAATTTAGTAGATAATATTTAGGCTATTAATATTCTAATACTTGATTGGGTTGAAATGTTGTTCTAAAAGCTTGTTGTCTTGTTAGTAGTGCAGAGCGAGCACTTCTCTGAGTAGGATTTGCTATTAGTGATCCTGCAGTAAAATGCGATGAATCAACTAATGCTGCGTTATAACTAAAGAGACTAAAACTAGTTCCTTTATAAAGAGGTGCCCATAACGCATAGAATAAACGTTTACGATTTAAATAATTAAAGATGGCTTGAATAATAGGAACTGGAAATAGTATAAATCCATATATCATATAGTAAATCTTATAGTAGAATGGTCTGTCAATAGCAGCATTTGCTGCTAGAGAAGAACCTAATAGTCCAAATATAATTACTAGGGCAAACAAGGATAAATAGAGAGTATTATTAAAAATCTCGTTAAAAAAATTAGTGATTGAAAAATTTTCATTTTTGATACCTTCTTTCTTTAACTGTTCCTCATATGTTATTCCATCTGCTTTTGCTTTTTCAAGAATTTCATTATATTTTTTTGTCATTTCATCATTTTTTTCTGCTATCTGGTCTGGTGTCATGTTTTTTGCTTTTTCCATAAGACCTTCTGCCTCATTTTTGAGTGCTTCCATAGCAATCCGTGTAGGTTCTCCAATCCCGGGAATAGAGAATATAACATTCCCAAAACCTCCACCAATATTTGCTACAGTTTGTTGTAACATTCCAAGATTCTGAGCAACATTCTGTCTATAAACCTGTTTTAAAGCATCTGCTGCAGGGTCAAATGTTGTTTTAATAATAGTATTGTTAAACCACTCTGCTATTGAATTGAAAAAGCTCATCTATTCTAACTATAATAATTAAACAGCAAAACGTTTTCCGCCAGAACCACTCACCACTTCAAAGAAGTTATAACTTTCAACGTATAAGTATAAGTTATAAGTGTATGTTGTATTCTGTGGAAGAGGATATACATCAACTTCTGCTTGAAAATTACGAATACGAGATGTATTAATACTGCCTGCTGGTTGTGTTGTTGGAGATTGTAATGAAAAACTGTATACTGGAATTAAATCTTGAGAATCTCCTGTTAGTTGTTTATAAGGGGTAATTCGTGTAAAGAAATCAACTGGTTTTTCTTGCTGTATTTCATTCCCGTCTGCAAGAACACGGATAGCTCTTACTGTTTCAAGCTGTCCCTGAGGAATTAGAAGACCCGATGAAAAAGAGTTCTTATAGTAAGGGGTTGTTCCAGGGGTGGGATTAAAAGGAGGGTTGGGATAGTTAAACCAATTTGTTAGATTACCAAAATCGTTCCTATATATCGTATCAGAACGACGAACAACAAAATTTAATCTTGAAACTGGATTATGACACTCAATATCAAGAATTTGTCTATTATAAAGTCCTAAAAATGGGAACATGCGAACTTCTTGATATAAATATGATAATGGGGATGTTGAGAAAACTCTTCTATCTTCATCTGTTAAATATATATATGTTGTTTGAATTCTTGGATTAAGTGGCCAATTATTAAATGGAGGTCTCTGATAAGACCAATCAACTAAGAAATTATTCATAGTTACATCATTAATATCAGGGATATTTACATAATTTGGAATATTATTATATATTCCAGAGATATCAGAAGCGACACGATATCCTGGTGCTACACGAAAACCAGATGCATCTAAAATTGTATATAACTGCTCGATTGGATTTAGTGTAATCTGAATTTCACAATCTTGACCTTGTAAAGCAATCAGTGGTAGACTTTGCGATGTATTATCAGTAAACCAGAATGGTAAAGGAACATGAATATCACGTCCAAAAATAGAAGGTCTGTTAAATTGAGCTTGAGATGTTGTTGTATTATTCAACACAGTAGGATATCCTTGGTTTAATAAACCCCCAGCAAACTTTCCATTCGCAGGATCTGTAAGTTCTGGAACATCTCCTACTAAATTTCTCCATTTATCTAATTTATCTTTATCATAATCAATTAGTGCCTTAGACATTATATAAGTTCCGTCAAATTCTTGAATTTGCTGTCCTCCAACATAAAATCCAACATTCTGAATAATAGCAGCGCCTAAATATCTAGACCATTGAAATTCATACTGTGAATTATAACTTGATGATTGAGTAACAAACTTACTATATATATCTGGAATACGGAACGAAAAATACATATCACTTACTAAGTCACCAATCCGTTGAATTTTAGTTCTAAGTCGTATAGTATTATCGTATGATAGTTCGGAAGGTCCTTCAAGAGGCGTTGTTACATTTTCCATAGAAAAATGAGAATAACGACGAAATGCTTTATAAAAATAGGTAAATTGTGGATTACCGCTCAATAGAACATTTTGCGTTCCATAAGCGACGAGTGTTAATAAGCCTCCACCAGTCATCTCTTGCTAAAAAAACAATAGATGTTTATATGCTTATTATACTACTGGTTTTAACAAACAGAGTTTGGTAGGCTAGTAGTTACTGATTTCCCAAACAGAGTTTGGCATCCTAGAAGTCATAACATTCGTTATGACTGATTCCACCAAGAATCAGCAAAGTAAGGATGAG